CCTATTACCTCTTTTTCTGTTTCTGATAAATTTTGTTTCCAATCATTTATATCTGACATCATGGGTACTTCTGTATGTAACCAATGGGCTTGTTGTTGTTTTAACCAATATTCATGCGCTTTAGGGTATTCAAAAGGCTTATAAACTATTCTTTCGGTAAGAAGGTTTCCTTTACTCATATTTTTGTTTGGTTTAAGTTATGAATTTAATTCAAAAAACTGTTTGCTTAAAGTCTTTCTATCATAATTATCGAAATCATTATAACTTTGAGACTGGTTTGTTGGTGTAGATGTCTCATAATCATCTGCATCATAATCGTGTACTTCAAAATGACCTGTTGAGGTATCTGCTCTTACTCCAAATGTTAATCCATCCATACCATATCTATTTTTCATTATATGGAATCTTCCGGTGCCATTTACCTTATCTTCTTTCTTTCTTGACAGTGACATACAAAAGTCAGTAATCATAATTTTGTCATAAGATCCTGCAGCTTTATCCCCTTCAATAACATCATCCTTAGAACCAGCTCTATTTACTTGAGATACACTCCAAATAGGTACCTTAAGTTCACGCGCTAATCCTTTAGTACTTGTATAAATATCATCTATTTCTCCTTTCCTATCTGCTGTTCTTTTTCTTGTTGAAAGTAAGTCAACATAATCTATTATAATTAAGTCAGGAACCATATCAAAGTCTTTAACTTTTTGTATATGAGACTCTATGGTTGATACTGTTGCTTTACCAGGTGAAAATTCTTTTATGATAAGTTTTCCAGGGATTTGAGGTAATACTTCTTCAACTTTATCTCTATGCTGTAGGATTTTATCTACAGGAATATTTGTGAAAAATGCATCATATCTTCTCCCTACATAATCTTCTCCTAGTTCTAAGGTATAATGAACTACATTATATCCTAATCTTACAGCATATCCACCTAAAGCAACTAAGGACCATGATTTACCCCCACCTGGATTACCAAATATTAAGCCAAAATCACCTCCACCAATACCACCTTGTAATAATTTATTTATTTCATCCCAAGGTGTTGGTATTGTAATTCTATTATCTTCTCTAAATCTTGCTTCTAAATCCTTATTATATTCATGACCTATATTTTTTTCTTGTCCTGCTTTTAAAGCATTTTCAATCATAAATTTAATAGAATCATAATCCCCAGCTTTTAATAAATCAACACTACCTAGTAATGCTTTTTTTAACTGTTGATTTTTACAGAATGTTGAAAATTCTTCTTGAACATATTTTAAATCATCATCTGAAGATTTATATGCTTCTCTTAATTGTTCTTTGATAGATAGTTTTAATACTTCATTTTCTACTTTTTGAACTTCAACTTTAAGAACTTCCATTGAAGGGGAAGTATTATACTTATCATAATATTGGAGAATTTCTTTAATTATCCACTTATGAGATTGATTAGGAAAATATTCATCACTTAAAATATCATGAATATTTACTAAAAATTCTTTGTGTGTTAATAAGGACGAAATTACTTTAATTTGGAATTGGTGTCCATATTGGTCTATTGATTGTAGAGTCATATAACTTTTATTTTTCTGTAACTAATTTTTCAAATATATCTTCAACCCAAAATTCAACATTTCTAATAATGCCTCCTAATTGATCTACATGATACATATCTAAGAATTGCTTCGGAAGATACGAAAGATCTTTGTCGTCTGCAACCCTATCTAAATATTCTTTATCATTTTCATCAAGCATGGGATTACTTAAATCCATTACCTTATAATTTTTCTCAAGATCACTCCTCCCTTGAACAATTCGAGCATAAATAACATTTTCTTTCATTTTTGTTTCTGATATGTTATATATGTCATCCATAGTTATATCTTTTAGAAATAATTCAGGAAATAATTTAGCTAGTTTTTTCTCACCTAATCCTTTTACTCCCTTTACTTTATCGGAATTATCTCCCATTAGAGTTTTATATATAATGAAATTAGAAGAAGACATATTATATTTTTCTTCTATCGTATCTTCAGTGTAAAATGTTTTCTCTATTGGTCTGTATACTATAACATTTT